CCAATTGGAAAAATCGGCGGCGGAACTGATCCGGCAATGAACTCTTATACAGCATTTGCAAACTATGCTACTATCATCTCACAAGGCGATGTCGTAAAAATCGACGAAGCTGAAGGTGATGTACAAATCTTTGCAGCAGGTGGTGGCGGTACAGACGCTACTAATGCTATAGGTGTTTTTTGGGGATCTTCGTTCGATGATTCAGATGGTAAACCAACTTTTAAAAACACAAGACCAGCTTCTCAACTAGCAGAAGTTTTTGTATACGACGATCCATATCAAATGTTCGAAGTACAAGGTGACGGCGCTTCAGCCCAAACTGACATATCAAATCACGCTGACTTAGCTGTGGTTGCTGGTTCAACAATAACTGGTGTAAGTAACTCAGAACTAGATTCAAGTGATATTGGAACTGGAAACAACTTAAGAATCGTAGGCTTCTCTAAAAAAGAAGGTCGCGATGAGGTTGGCTCCGCTAATATCGTTTACAATGTTTTGATTAACGAACACAAGTACAAATAATAGCAGGAGGTAATACAACATGGCTATATCAAGACAACAACTAGCTAAAGAGCTAGAGCCAGGTCTGAATGCATTATTTGGACTTGAGTACAAAAACTACGAAAACCAACACGCTGAAATTTATGATACAGAAAATTCTGATCGAGCATTCGAAGAAGAAGTAATGTTATCAGGTTTCGACAAAGCTGCCGTTAAGTCAGAAGGCGCAGCAGTGGTTTACGATAGCGCGCAGGAAACTTATACTGCAAGATATCAACATGAGACAATTGCTCTCGCTTTCTCTATCACTGAGGAAGCTGTTGAAGATAACTTGTATGATAAAATTTCAACTCGTTATACGAAAGCACTAGCACGTTCTATGGCTCAAACTAAGCAACTTAAAGCTGCTGCAATTCTAGATGGAGCTTTCACTACTTCTACAGGTGGTGACGGTGTTGCACTTTGTGCAACTAACCACCCAGTAATTGCTGGAACGTTTGCAAATGAGTTAGCAACACCTGCTGACTTATCTGAAACTTCATTAGAGCAGTCTTTAATTGACATTGCTAAAATGACAGACGAGCGTGGACTAAAGATTGCTGCTAAGGGAATGAAACTAATCATTCACCCAGCTCAGCAATTTGCAGCTGAAAGAATCATGAAATCTGCCAACAGAGTTGGTACTGCTGATAATGATTTGAATGCTATGAAATCAATGGGAATGATACCACAAGGATTTGTGGTAAATAACTTCCTAGCTGATTCAGAGTCTTTCTTCATTAAGACAGACGTTCCTAACGGAATGAAACACATGGTTCGTGCACCAATCAAAACTGCCATGGAAGGCGATTTTGAAACTGGTAACGTTAGATATAAAGCTAGGGAAAGATACAGCTTCGGCTTCTCTGATCCTAGAGGTATCTTCGGATCTCCAGGTGTATAATCAGTAAGGTTATAAACCATTTTAAGGGGCGCTTCGGCGCCCCTTTTTATTTGCAAATAACACATTAAAAGTTTATAGTCACATTACTGCGATTAAATTAGTTAATATAGACGCGCGCAGTCGACGGCCTAGAGACTATATTAACGGAAACTAGGAGGAATATATCATGGCTAAAACTACTTTTTCAGGTCCAGTACTAGAGGGTAAAGAAGGTGTAAATATTGAAACTAAAACTTCAAGCGCCACTCTCACTGCTGCAGACTCAGGGAAAACTTTTGTAAGTGCAACTGATGGAGTTGTATTTACTTTACCGGCAATTGCTACTGGAGCTGTTTACAAATTTGTAAACGCTGCAGAAGATGGTACTAACACATTAACTATCAGTCCAAATGCTTCTGACGGAATCGACTATGCTGGTTCCAAAACAGATGATAAAGACGTAATCAACACAAAAGTTACTTCTAAACAAGGTGACTTTATTGTAATTGCATCTTTAAGCAGCACCACACACTGGTCAGTTACTTCAGTTAGAGGAACTTTTGCTAAAGAAGCATAAGATTAATTAATGTGGGGCTTCGGCCCCACTAATTTAGGAGGAAAATATTATGTCAGGTGGAGGATCTTTCACATCAGACCAGAGAACAGCTCAAGCAACCGCTACTGGCCCTTTAGTTGGTGGACCTTGTAGGGTTACATCGATTCAAGCAAAAGGCAACGCAAGTGGTTCTGTTATTTTGCATGACAATGCAACTACAGGATCAGGTACAGCTCATACATTTCTTTTTGGAACAGAAGGACTAGAAGTTTTTGTTCCTGGAAGTGGTATTAGAATGAAAAACGGTTGTCACTTAACAATCTCTGGATCAGGCAGTTGCACTATTACTTTTAACTAGGGGGATAAATGGCAACATCAGGTACTACTAATTTTGAGAGTGGTTTCTTAATTGATGATATTATTGAAGAGGCTTACAATCGCGTAGGCCTCGACAGTGTTAGTGGTTATCAGTTAAAATCAGCAAGACGTTCTTTAAATATAATGTTTCAAGAATGGGCCAATAGAGGTTTACATTATTGGGAACTAGGTAATCTAGAAATTGATCTTGTTGAAGGACAAGCTGAATATAAGTTTTTTAGAAACTCTGCTGATGGCACAAGTGCTACGTCTATCCCTAATGGCGTTTATGGTGTAGATGATGTTTTAGAAGCTGCATATAGAACTAATAGAGCTACAACTAGTCAGTCGGATTCATCTTTAAGTAAAATAGACAGAAGCACATATCAAAGTTTAGCTAATAAATTAACTAAGGCTCAACCTACACAATATTATGTGCAAAGGTTTATAGATAATACTACAATTAGTTTTTACCCAACTCCGGATGCTACAGCGGCTGCAAACCATATTACAATGTATTACATTAAACGTATTCAAGATGTAGGTGGGTACAGCAACAATGCCGATGTTCCTTATCGTTTTGTTCCTTGTATGACTTCAGGACTTGCATACTATTTATCTCAAAAAGTAAACCCTCAGTTAACAGGACAACTTAAAATGTTGTATGAAGACGAATTAAATCGTGCATTAGTTGAAGATGGTTCTTCAACAAGTACTTTCATAACACCAAAAGCGTATTACCCAGATGTCTAAGTTTGCATCAGGTAAATACGCTAAAGCTATTTCAGACCGAAGCGGTATGGAGTTTCCATATAATGAAATGGTAAAAGAATGGAATGGTTCTTTTGTACATAGGTCAGAGTTTGAAGCAAAACATCCACAACTAGAACCAAGAGCTCATTACGGTGATGCTCAAGGTTTACAAAATGCAAGACCCGCTAGAACAGAACCACCTGTAGCACATCTTTTATCAGAAAATTCTATGGCAGCAGGTGCCCGCGATTCTATTTTAGTTACAGTAAAACAACCGGCGCACGGATACATCACCGGGGACCGCGTTAGATTTAGAGGAGCAGATCCACACTTTCCAGACTATCCACAAGTGGCTAGAGTTGATGCTGATAATATAAATGATGCTAGAGGACACTTGGTTACAAAAGTTGATGTTAATAATTATACTTTTAGTCCTAATGATCTAGTAGAAGAGTTTTTAACTGACAATTGTATTCCAGGGACTACGACAGTTTATGTAGATATGGATGGAGTTTTGACAGAGTATTATCAAGCAGTAGCAACTTATGCGACAAGTATTGGTTTCTTAAACGCAGGTGGAGATTGGTATGATATGACTCCAGCTGTTGAGATAGCGGCCATCACAGCTTCAGGAGGAAGTTTTTTTGCAAACTTAGGTAAGAGAGCTGAGGCCGATGCGTTAATAGATTTAGTGATATCAAAGAATGGTTCTTACAGAGTTTTAACTACAGACACTGCAAGTTCTGCATTTAATACGGCAAAGACAACTTGGATGAATACAAACTTTACAGGAGCAAGAGCTATGGCAGGTATAGATTTTGCAGCTAATCATAATAAAGGAACATACGGAGGAGTAAATAAATTATTAATCGATGATAGAACAGAGTATGTTAATCAATTTGTAAATGCCGGAGGTAAAGCCTTTAAATATTATGAAAGTGGTGGTATAAGAAACTTTGGAGGGACAGGAAAATCAGTAGGACCTGTTACATTATTACCATGACCACATATGCAGAATTAGTAACACAAATTAGAGATTATTCAGAAACTGATAGTGCTGTCTTAACTACAACTATTATAAATGACATTATAGCAAATGCAGAAGACAGAATTTTTAGAAGTATTGAATTAGACTGTTTTAAAGAATATGTCAGTGGTAATACAGCTGCTAATAACAGATTTGTAGGTTTGCCGGGACAAACTACTTCTGCTACTACTCCGACAATTAGTGATCTTGCAACAATTAGATATGTGACTCTTTATACTGACTCAGGTACAAAAGAAAGATCTGAGCTTGTAAGAGTAGATGTTGATTTTTTAAACGAATATTACCCTACCCCAGAAACAGGGTCATCAGCTAAACCTAGGTACTATGCGACTTGGGACATGGGCACAATAGCTATTGCGCCGACACCAAATGCGGTGTATAAATTTGAGATTGGTATTACTAAGAAACCTACAGGCTTAAGTTCTAGTAATACGACTACATGGGTCAGTGTTAATGCTGAACGTGCTTTATTATATGCCTGCATGGTTGAGACTTTTAAATTTTTAAAAGCACCACAAGACCAACAAGTTTATGAGCAAGCTTATGCGACAGCTTTACAAGAGCTGGCTCAAGAACAGTTGGGTAAAAAACGAAGAGACGAATATAGAGATGGAAGTTTACGGATTAAAGTTCCTTCTCAAAACCCTTAATAGGAGAAAATTATGGCAATATCACAAGCAGTTTGTAATGTTTTTAAACAAGAGCTTTTAAAAGGTAATCACGATTTCGATGGTGGTGCCACTTATTATATTGCGCTATATACTTCTTCAGCAACTATGGGTGCAACTACTACAAAATATGTAACAACTAACGAAATAACAAACACTTCTGGTTCTGCTTATACAGCAGGTGGAAAAGTTTGTGGCAACCCATCAGTAACTGGTGGATCAGGTGTTTCTACAGCATTTGTTGACTTTGACAATGTTAGTTTTACTAGTGCTTCATTTACTGCAAACGGTGCATTAATTTACAGGCAAGATGGTAGTGCTCCAACTAATGATGCTGTTGTTGTGTTAGCGTTTGGTGGTGACTTTACAGCTTCAAACGGAACATTTGAAATTCAATTCCCAGCAAACGGTGGTGGATCAGAGATCATCAGATTAGGATAAGGAGTTTAAATGGCCCTTGTTCTTAATGATCGAGTCAAAGAGACTAGCACCAGCACAGGTACGGGTACAATAAATCTCGCTGGAGCCTCTCAAGGCTTCACGACTTTTGTTGCCGGTATTGGTAATAGTAATACAACTTACTATTGTATAGAAGCTGATGGTGGAGCAGACTTTGAAGTAGGTATTGGTACTGTCACTGACGCAACTCCCGACACACTCTCACGTGACACAATTCTTAGAAGTTCTAACTCTAATAGTGCTGTAAACTTTGGCGCAGGTACAAAAAATGTATTCTGTACACAACCTGCTAGTAAAGCAGTGTTTGAAGATGCAAGCGGTAATGTAACAGTTGCCGGCACAGTCGATGGTATCGACATACAAACTAGAGATGGAGTTTTAACTTCCACAACCACTACAGCAAATGCAGCTTTAGCTAGAACTGGTGGCACGATGACTGGTCAAATAAGTTTTGGTGATAATGTAAAAGCTAATTTTGGAGCTGGTGATGATTTACAAATTTTTCATGATCCTTCAGAAGGAAGTATTATTAAAGACGCTGGTTCAGGTAATTTTAGAATAGAAAATAATGGTGCTGGTGTTTATTTAATTAACTCAACTGATGATGAATTTGTTGGTAAGTTTTTAAATGGTGGTGCTGGTTATTTATACCATGATGGATCAAAAAAATTCGAAACTACTAGCACAGGAACAGATACGACAGGAAACATAGTTGTCTCAGGTACTGTTGATGGAGTTGATATTGCAGCAAGAGACGCTGTCTTAACTTCTACAACGACTACCGCCAATGCAGCTTTACCTAAAGCAGGTGGAGCAATGACAGGTGCTATTACTTCTGCTGGTGATTTTACAATTGATGTAGCTGGTGATATTAATTTAGACGCTGGTGGTTCTGATATAAGTTTACAAGGTAGTGGTTCTGAATATGGAAAATTTAATTTAACAAGCAATAATTTAAACATTCACTCAAGTATTTCAGACGGTGACATTGTGTTTAAAGGTAATGACGGTGGTTCTGCAATCACAGCTCTTACTCTTGATATGTCATCTGCTGGTAAAGCAACATTTAATAATGATATAGCTTTAGGTGATAGTCAAAAAGCTGTTTTTGGTGATTCAGAAG